CATTCCGTCCACGTGGCAGGTGCGCTACCTGCGCCAGCGCTGCCTGCGCCAGCCTGCCCCTTACCGTCATCGCTCGGCCCCTGCCCGGAGCCCGCAGCGCCTTCGGTCGGCGCGTTCTTGGCCTTGCCTTCGTCTGTCATTGCCGCCCTCTCCTTCTGTGCCAACCCGGCTACAGTGTCCAAACGGCCAAGTGACCGTCTCCGCCGTCATGGTAGAGCACGGCATATGGTTCGCACAAGCGGAATGGTTCTAGCAGCAGGTTCAGTGGTCGAAAAGCTCCATCCTCGATGTCCGTGTTCTCTGTCATGTGCGAGTGATTCGTGGCGATGAGATAGCGGCCACAGCGACCGAAGTTGACCAGCGCTCGTTGCACGTTCGCAAGGCTCAGATGGTTCAACGTGACTCGGCAGAGCACGACCTGCACCAAGGGCAGCGCGTCCTTCGTGATGTCCGCCACGAAGAACTCCCGTCCTGGCCCCGCATACTGCGCTGCGGTCTCCGCCACCAGCGCCTCTACTATGTCGCATCCGAAGTACTCGATGCCGTTCAGGTCCACGTGTTGCATCCAGCACCAGTCGCCACAGCCGGCGTCGAGCAGAGAGCGTGTGCCGAGTCGGTCGAGCAGCGGGCGTAGGCCCTGACGGACTACCTCGATACGGGCATAGGTGCTGCCACCGCCACTGCGCGTCTCCTCGCTGGCCCACCAGTTTGACTCGTAGATGCGTCTGAAGGTGTCGCTCAGATTCATCACTGGCCTGCCTGCGCCAGCGGGGCTGCGATGTCCCTCAAGTCGCTGACGGTCGCCGTCGTGACGCAGCCACCCCATGTCTCATTCGAGGTGTGCTGCGAGAGGTCCGACCAGCCGACCGCGCCACTCGTGTAGAGGTCGTAGCGGCCAGGCCCCATCATGTCCCGCTGCGTCTCCTCATTCTGCTCCTGGAACCACTGCTCACTGGAGGGCATGGCTTCCTCTTCGACGCCCGGCACGATGGGCACCGTGGAGCAGCGACAGTTTGGATGCGCATCGAAGCCGTCTTCCGAGTCGTAGATTTCGCCATCCTCAGACAGGCAGCCCAGGCACGTGAGGTCATCGAAAGTGGCGATGCGCCTGTACTGCATGATGCCCAGCTCTGCCATGCGCTGAAGCTGCGGCTCGCGATATGCCCGAAGCGTCTCGGTGCGCCCGATGGTCAGCGCCCGGTCGAGCCCGATGCCCAGCGCCGCACTGGCCTCGCCTGCCATCGTTCCCGGCGATTGGCCGAGCGCCACGCCGGTCACCAAGCGACTGGCTAGCGCATCGGCAGATGCGCCGTAGCCCTCCGCCAGCAGGTCGGCGAGCGGGCCCCTGGACACCTGTGCCACCATCTGCTCGATGGCCCGCGTAGGCAGCCTGTCGAAGCGTGAGGCCACGCCCGCTGTGCTCAGCATCTGCTCCGCATGCCGCACGCCCAGCGTCCCCATGTCCTGCCGCTTGGCCTCGACGTATGGCGTGAAGAAGCGTCCATACCCCGCCAGCTCATGTGCCATCTGGGCCTGCAATTCGGCCCAGCGGTCCATGCGATAGAGGGAACCCTTGGTGTGTGTGATGCCAGCCGCCGCCTCGCGTGCAAGGCGCTCAGCCAGAGCGATTATCCGCGGTTCAAGTGCCCGGTCCACGGTGAGGTATTTCTGCGCTAGGGCGTTGATGACCTCGCTGTCATGGGCATGGAGTTGCGCCTTGAATTCGCGCGCCATGACGAGGACGCGAGGGAGCTGCGCCATGGTCTAGATGTGCGGAATGTCGGGTGTCTTCCCGGCCCGCTTCTGTGCGAAGGAGATGGCGACGGCCTGCGCCATAGCGTTCTTCCTGGCTATGTTCTCAGCCGAGAGGGAGCCGGGTGCGTACGTGAAGCATGCGCCCGTTGCGCCCCACTTCCAGCCCGGTCGGCCATCCTGTTCACATCGCTGGAGTGGCATTGACACCTCCCCCCGGCACGAGTTGAGAGGGGACGGCTTGAGGAGGCTGAGGAGGCCCGCCCGCTTGCGCGGCGCGCAGGGCCCGCAACATCACTTCGCCCTGCGTCTTGTCCTGGCCCGTCTTCTCCTCCTTGATGGCAGTGTCCAGCTCCAGCAGTTCATCCTCGGACCAGCCCTCAGCGCGCTCCAGCCAGTAGCGCAGCGGGATGCCCGCCTGAACCGCAGAGAGCCGTGCCGTCCCCTCAGCCACTGGCTGCACGGTACGGGGGTCGCCCCACGTGACCTTGACCTCTTGACGAGGAACGGCCTCTGCGTTCTCGCCGAGGATGAAGACGGCAATCTCGCGCCAGGTGACTTCGCACCGTCGCATGTAGCCCTTGGCCTTCTTGACGAGCCCCGACTCAGCGACCAGAAGAGCTTCGCCCGAAGGGTCCCCGCCCGTGCTCAGGAGGTAGTGCTTCGGGGTGCGGGTGATGACGGCAATCTTGTTGGCGACCGAATCCATGGCGTCCGTGAAGTTCCTCAACTCCGTCGCATCGAACTGCCCCACGGTCGTCGGCTGCTCGCCCGCCTCGCCAGCAGGTATCTCCCAAAGTTCATTTGGCGCGTTCTTGAGGCTGGCGGTATCCGCGTTCGAGATGATGAAGCGCTGCTTGAACGCGCTGTACTCGCTGCCCATCATCATGTCGGCGAAGAGCTTGTTGTGGGCATCCTGTGAATCGATGACGTCGCCCAGCTCGCCCTTCCTGGTGCGTCGGTCACGGCGGAAGTGAAACACCGGGATGATGGGATTGAAGGGATTCGGGATGGAGTCCTCAAGGTCGAATGCCCTCTCGCTGCTGACGTTGGCGGCCTTGCCCCGGCTGACGTAGTTCTCAATGCGGTCCGGGTAGTAGAGCGTCAAGTAGCGCTTCTCATCGTACTCATCGTCCCACCACTTGGCCGCGGAGCGCTTCTTGAGAGGGTTCGACGCCTCGTAGAACATGTGGCACTGCTCGGGCGGATTGTTAAAGAAGACGAGGCCCTCATCGAGTCGGTCGGCGATGATGAAAGCCTCTGAGGTGACGGCTAGAGCGCGATGTGCATCTTCGGCCTCTAGGGCCAGGCCGGTCTGTTCCCAGACTTGCGAGAGGACATTGGACAGGTTCTTGTCCTCATGTGTGATGCCCTGCAAGTCGAGCCGGTCGAGGAGGCTTTCCACAATGACGGCGCACCAGTTAGCGGTGAAGTGCTCAGCGAGAGAGTGGAAGCGAGACTTGAGCTTCGCGCTGGCGAAGCGCAGCGGCTGCTCCCCATCGTAGTAGGCCCAACGCTCAGTGTACTTCGTCGCCTTCTCGGTGAGCGCCGTGTAGGCCCTCTTGAGGTCTGTGATTTCAGCCATCGCGGGAAGCGTAACACGGAAGAAGGCGACTGCACAGCACGCCTCGTGACAGGAGCGCCCCTAAGCCCGCGAGAAGGCCGCTGGCGTCAGTATCCTAAAGCATCTCCCGCTGCGCGCCAGCGGCCCTGTGGTGCGGCCTGGGCCAATCAGTCTAGTGCTGCCGACCACTCCTCGACCATGGTCGTGAGCTGCTCCTGCAAGCGGATGCCCTTCATCAGCTCCTGCGTCACCGCATCCGCAGTTCCGGTCCCGTCCAGGAACCTGTCATACAGACGACAGACCGTGCACCATGTTTTCGAGAGCTTCCTGGTGAGGTTGTAGAGAGGACGCATCTCTTCCGATGGGCATGTGCTGGTGCTCCAGTCATCGGTCCACTGTGCCACTCCCCGCTTGATGAGTCGTGTCGCCTTGCTGTTGGCCGTGCTGTTCCCCGAGAAACACTCGGAGGATTCCACAATCAGCGTTTCCAGGTCGATGGCTCGCGAGAGAAAGGCGAGTTCAGCATCCAGGTCGGGGGTGGTGGCTTCCCCCGTCGGTTCGCTGGTCGCCGTTGGTGTCGGCGTCTCCGTGCTCGTGCCACTCGTGCCGCAGTCGGCGAACACGTACCAGACCATGCCGATGGCGAAGACGAGCAGTATCACCCCGAGCACTTTCTTGATGGCGATGAACAGCTCCTTCATGTTGGGTCCTCCTCTGGTCCTCGATTCTCGAAGATGTCCTTGCGTGCCTGCTCAACATCGTCCCAGCCCGTGTCTCCCAGGCAGCCCTTGCACAGCCAGAATCCAGACCTGCTGGGGTAACCGTTGTACGCCGCCAGCGTCGCATGGCAGCAGGCGCATCCACCGATGATTTCCAGGCCGACTTCCACGAAGTCTGCGCCCGTCAAAGGCGTGCGCCCGCTGATGTGCTTGGCCAGGTCGTAGATGGTGACGCTCACCGATTCACCCAGACCAGGATGATGAGCGTGAGCGCGAACATCGCCACGAAGACGATGAGCGCGAATGTCCCGAACCCCATGGCTCCTCCCTAGACGCGCGGCTCGACCCCGAACCGCTTGGAGAGAACTGCGTACTCGGGGTCTCTCTGTGGATGCTCCATGTGGGAGCGCGTACACCAGAGCCCCGCTCGCGTCCTGGCCATCTTCCGCTGACTGAAGCGGACCTCCTTGACGAGCTTCCAGTGCTTCGCCTTGCCACTCCGTGAGCCTGGCCCGATGGGGCGGTAGATGAAGGCGGCGTACTTGCCGTCGCCCATGACCTCCGTGCTCCAGCAGAAGCGCCACTGGCCATGGCGCAGATAGCTATAGGACGGCTGGCGACCAAGATAACGTTCCATGATGTGACCCAGCGCCCGCTGCTGTTCGGGCGTCAAGATGCCTTCGGTCTTCCTGACCATGTTGCCCTCCTGCGTCGTTTCTCCTGGGGCAAAGAAGAGGGCCGGGACCGGCTCGCTTACCAGCCGTCGTTCCCCGGCCCTCCTCTCAGGTTCGCGCCAGCCTACTCGCCATCTGATGGAGGCCCGTGCGCTTCGAGCCTGCGCCCACCGGAGACGGCTTTCTGCCTTGCGGTCGACCCTCACACGGCGGACGGACTACTTCTCGGGTGTGCACCCGGTCCCATTTTGCGGCTTGGAAAGCGTCCTGCACATCAGGCCTCTCCGGCTGAACCGCCGTGTCTGGGACGTATCATCGCCAGATGGTCAAGAGAAGTAAAGCACCTCACGTCTCCTGTTCAGAGAACGCTCAGCCGCTCCGCGAACGAGCCACGCGCGGCACGTGCTTGCCCACCATCAGGTAGCTGAAGCCCCAGACCATCGCGTCAGCGCGGTCTGGCGAGCCGAAGGCGCGCCGGTCGAGGTCGGGCGTCATCATGCACATTTGGTCTTCCAGCGGCCCGAAGAGGCCCGCGTGATGTACGCGCCCTTGCTCGTAGAGCGCCCCCACGGGTTCCGCCCGCACGTACTTGCCCCGGCTGGCGCTCACCTTGCGGTAGGAGATGTTGGGCTCGACGTTGCGGATGTTGGCTGCCACCAGGTCGCCGCCGAAGTTCACCTCAGCCACCACCCGGTCCGCGCCCCAGCGATGGTAGGCGTTGACCGCCCTCTCGGCCCACTGGAGCGGCGTGTAGCGCCCGCTCACGTCCTCCAGCACATAGCCATGGGGAGGGTCCTGGCCGTCGATGCCGACCACGACGATGCCCGTCTCGTCGCTGCCCTCCTCGGTGCTGCCAGCCGGGTCGACCGCCACCACGATGCGCGTCAGTTGCTCCTTGAGCTTCGCCGTCGCCTTCTGGTCCAGCCGCGTGCTGTCGAGCATGGCCCGCGTCCACAACGCGCCCAACATGTCCTCGATGATTTCGCCGTATATCTCCTGCCGCCCCAGGTGAGTGTCCTTGTAGGCATCGACGATGACCTTCATGAACTGCGGCGCGAGGTAGGCGACGTTGGCATAGGTCGCCGCCACCGTCTGCACGGTCGCCGGGTTCGCAGCGATGCGCTTCACCAGGGGCGTTGGCCGCGGAGTCGTGCTGATGATGACCCGTGGTTGCTGACCGAGACGCAGACCGAGGAGCAGCATGTCCCACGTCTCCGGATGTCGCCATGCCGCCAGCTCATCGCACCACGCCGCGTCGTGCTGTGGCCCACGCAGACGGTCCGGTTCCTCCGCCGAGTAGAGATGGGCATAAGCGCCATTGGGCCACTCCAGCCGCAGCTTCGAGGGTTTGTAGACCGGGCGGCAATCAGGATGTGCTGTGGCGAGAATGCCCGATTCGCCCTCGACCACGACATCGCGCACATCGGCCGCTGTGGGAGCCACCAGTGCCAGTTGCCCGTAGATGCCCTTCTCGACCTTGCTGCGTATCCACTCGGCCCCGGTGCGTGTCTTGCCCGCGCCGCGCCCCGAGCGCATCAGCCAGTACATCCAGTCGCCTGGTGGTTCTCGCTGGTCCGGCCGCGCCCACATGCCCTCCCAATCGAAGAACGCATCGAGCAATTCGTCGTCCGGGATGTTGGAGACGAAAACCCGCCGTTCCTCTGGCGACAGGTCGCACAGCCGCTCCGCGATGGGGGCTTCAGGCAGACTGCTCAGCGAACTTGGCACGGTTCTCCGCCGCCTGGTCGAGCATCGCCAGCAGGTGCGCTCGTATGGCTTCCGGGTCACCGAACAATGGTTCGCCCTCTGGCCCTGCGACCTTCATCGCAGCATCCAGCCCGAGCAGATGAGCCCGGCGCTCCGATATCCTCACGAGCCGGTCGACGGCCGCCAGCACGGGTGCATCGTCGATGAGTTGAATCTTGCCGTCATAGACAATCTTGCCACCGCTGACGTACACGTGGCTGCGTTCGAGCACGGCCATCACTTTGCGCTGCGCCATGTCCAACCGCTCCAGTTCCACATCGCGATACTGCTCGGTCGTCGAGGACTGCCGTGCGGCCTGCGCGTTGAGCGCCTCGGTCACACAGCGATGTGCTCGCTGGGCAGAGATGCCGAGCTGCGCGCCAATCATCGAGTAGGACGCACCGATAGCACGCAGCTTCACGCACTTCTCACGTCTCTCCATGGCGAGGATGTGACGGGCGGATGTGTCGATGCTGCTTCTCTTCCTGGCCACGTCAACCGCCTATGCGTCAACCAGGTGGTCGATTTCAGCGAGCGTCAACCAGAAGTCGAACAGGTCGTCCTTGCTGTACTCGTGCACAGGCAGCATCGCCAGGCACTGCGCCCACACGACGTTCGCCACCGCCCATCTCACGCGGCGAAGGGCATCTGTGGTTGGGGTCCAACCATCCGCCATGATGACGATACAGCGGCAATTCGGGTGTTCGTTCATCATTCCCGCGGCTCCAGGTCGGCTTCCTTGCCTGTGAAGTTCCGCCATCTCTGACATGCCACATCGACGAAGGCGGGGCTCACTTCCATGGCAGAGCACACACGCCCTGTCATCTCAGCAGCGATGATGGCGGTGCCGCTGCCCGAGAAGGGCTCGTAGATGAGGGCCCCAGGCCGCGTGTGGTAGAGGATGGGACGACGGATGAGTTCCACCGGCTTCTGGGTGGGATGAACGCCTCCTGCATCGTCCACCGTGCTGGCCACCTCCCACACCGCAGTGGCGCTGGAAGGTGGTCGGAAAGTGGACTTCGGGCGTTTGCCCTTCACCCACCCGTACATCATCGGCTCGTAGTTCCACATGTAGTCGCAGCGGCTCAAGATGTGGCGGCTCTTGAGCCAGACAAGAACCTGGTGTGGCAGCAGGCCCACTTCGCGCCAAGCATCGAAGACGACCTCAGCGCGCATCATGCCGAACCACTGATAGACGATAGGCGTCCCACTCAGAGCTTCCGCGAGCGCCACAGCCAGGAACTGCTGATAGAACTTCACCGAGGTGTCGTGGTCGGTGTAGGCGTCCCAATGCTTCGTGCCACACTCTGGGTCGCCGCGCTTGCCCTTGTTGGCCCAGGTGGGCGGGTGGTTGCCACCGTCATAGTCGACGAGGTAGGGCGGGTCGGTCGCCATCAGGCCGGCGCGCTTGCCATCCATCAGGCGCGTGACATCCTCCCGCTTCGTGCTGTCGCCACACAGCAGGCGATGGCATCCTAGTAGCCACAGGTCACCCGGACGCGACACGGGCGATTCTGGTGGCTCAGGGACGGCATCTGGGTCGGTCAGGCCAGTGTCGCTGGCATCCAGGGTGATGCTGTTGG